GGACCGCACCACCACACGATTTGGAGATAGATCATGCGCAACGATACCCGTGAACGCTTCAATGCCTACCTGGAACGCCAGGCGCAGCTGAACGGCATCCCCGATGCCACTGTTAAATTCGCAGCCACACCGACTATCCAGCAAACGCTGGAAAACGCCATGCAGGAGTCATCCGCCTTCCTGCAGAGCATTAACATGATCCCGGTGGAAGAACAGCAGGGTGAAAAAGTCGGTGTGGGCGTGAGCACCACCATTGCCAGCAACACTGACACCACCACCCAGGATCGTGAGACTCAGGATCCGCACGAAACCGACAACAAGGGCTACCACTGCCGTCAGAACAACTTCGATACCCATATCCGCTATGCCACGCTGGATCTGTGGGCCAAGTTCAAAGATTTTCAGCAGCGAATTGCAATGGCGATCCTTAAGCGTCAGGCGCTTGACCGTATGATGATCGGTTTTAATGGTACCAGCTACGCTGCTACCTCTGACCGCGCCGCCAACCCGCTGCTGCAGGACGTGAACATCGGCTGGCTTCAGAAGTACCGCACTGATGCTGCTGCTCGTGTCATGGCTGAAGGTGCCAGCGCTGGCGTGATCAGCGCTTACACCGGAGGCGACTATGAGCACCTGGATGCACTGGTTTACGATGCCCGTGCCAGCCTTCTGGAGCCTTGGTATCAGGAAGACCCATCACTGGTGGCGATCCTCGGCCGTGACTTGCTGCACGACAAGTACTTCCCCATTGTGAACCAGAACCACGCCCCGACCGAGACGCTGGCCGCCGATATGGTCATCAGTCAGAAGCGCGTAGGTGGACTGCCGGCAGTAGCCGTGCCCTATTTCCCGGCTGACGCCATCATGATCACCACGCTGGACAACCTCTCCCTGTACTACCAGGAGGGCAAGCGCCGCCGGCACATCATGGACAACCCGAAACGTGACCGTATCGAAGACTACCAGTCATCCAACGATGACTACGTGGTTGAAGACTATGGCCGCGGCTGCCTGATCGAAAACATCGTCACTGTGAACCCGGCCCCTTAAGGGCCGGATCCAGTAACTGATCGGGAGGACTGACATGATCTCACCCGCCAAGCGTCACATCATGCGCGTCAAGGCTGCCGAGGAGGCAGCCAAGACCGCCGACACTCAGGTACGCCCAGACGCCAGCCAGTACGAGCTGATGCTGGCCAAGCTCTACGAAGACAAACGCCGCTTGAAGGGCATTGAGTCGATGAAGGCTCGCGCCGAGCTCAAGCGGGAAATGCTGCCCGAGTACGAGCCGTACATCAAAGGCGTGCTGGAGTCCGATGCCGGCGTTCAAGACNCATGCTCTGGTGCATTGATGCCGGTGAATACGATGGGGCGCTGGAGCTGGCCGAGTACGCCATGCGCCACAACCTGACAATGGCCGATTCATTCAGCCGCTCACTGCCCTGTCTGCTGGCTGAGCAGTTCGCCGAAGCGGTGCTGGTTAACAACGACGCTGTACCTGAGGACGCGCTGCGTAAAGTTGGAATGCTGACGGCAAGCCACGACATGCCCGACCAAGTGAAAGCGAAGCTGCACAAAGCGATCGGCATTGTGCTGGAAACCTCCGACCCGGCTGAAGCACTGCACCATCTGAAAGTCGCCTTCGACTACGACGACCGCAGCGGCGTTAAAACCAAGATCAAGCAGCTCGAAAAGCAGCTGCAACAGAATAAGCCTGGCTCTGAATCAGAGCAGGCTTAACCGAGCGTCCCAACGCGACGGGCGGCAGGTGTGCTGAAGTGGCATTGACTCCGTTGGCCTACTCAAGCGCACCTCCACCGCCCACCTACCGAAGCGAGACCAGCCATGACCGGATTCGTCGCCAACTCACCCAGTATCGAAGAGCCCGATATCGTCAACAGCGCCTTCTGGCCTGCCATCTCGCTGACCGACTGCCGCGCGGTGATGCGGATCGGCTCCGAGATCACGCCGGAGCGTCTGCGCGAAGCGCTGATCAACGGCATCATCGACACGAATGCCGATTTGGCTGCTTGGCGGTTTACCCAGCTGCAGGCCGGGCATGCGGACCTGGCAGCGGTACCGGCAGAAGAGATCGACGGCGACAGCATCAACCTCACCCTGTACCGCCGCGCCGTGTACAACTTCGCCAAGGCCGAGCTGACCGAGCGTTACCGCGACTACGACAGCACTCTTCAGGGCGGTGACCGGGCTGACAACCTCGACCCGACCATCGACCAGTACCGCCGTCAGGCCATCCTGGCCATCCGCCAGATCAGTGGCCGACAGCGCACCACCGTGGAGCTGATCTGATGGCCACTCAGGTGCGGGCACAGCAAGGCGACACCGTGGACCTGATCTGCTGGCGACATTACGGCCGCACCGGTCGTGTGACCGAAGCGGTGCTGAATGCCAACCCCGGCCTGTGCGAACTGGGGCCGGTATTGCCCCATGGTCACCTGGTCACCCTGCCCGATCTGGCCGAGAGCAGACCGGTCGCCAAAACCATCCAGCTCTGGGAATAAGGAGAGCCCCATGGCCGAACCCAGCACTACCACCGCGATCACCGTTGCCACCACCGGCATCGGCCTGGCCGCCATGTTCCCTGGCATTGATGGCAATGCCCTGATCGGCGCGTTCGCTGGGGCCACCCTGTTCGTCATGTCAGCCAAAGAGCTGCGCCACTGGGTGCGCGCCATGTACCTGCTGATCAGCCTGACCATGGGTTACATCGCCGCGCCCGAGATCATCAACCTCACCNCGTGGCCGGATTCCTCGGCGGCGTGCTGTGCATCTCAGTCACCCTGCCGGTGGTACGGCAGATGGAAGACGTGAACCTGATCAACCTGATTCGGGGGCTGCGCAAATGAACCTGCTCGATCTGATCGTATTCGCCAGCGCCGCCGGCACCTGCCTGCGGCTGCTGTTCTACCGCCGCGGTACGGCCCGCTTCAAACGGCATGTGTCACTGCTGGCCTGGCTGGTGATTGTCGTCACCGGTTCGGTCGCCCTGTGCATCGTCACCGGCAAAATCAGCAGCACCCAGATCCACCCGATCGGCATTCTGATGCTCTGCCTGCTGACCGCCGCCACTTGGTACGCACGCGGCAATATCGCTCAACTGATCCGACTCGCAAGGGGGCACCAGTGGAACTGAACAACACGCAATTTTGGCAACGCGGTGATCAAGGCCCGTCCGTTCGGCTAATCCAAACCCACCTGCGTACCCACGGCTATCTGATCGCAGTCGATGGCGACTTCGGCTCCGAAACCGACCGCGCTGTGCGTGCCTTCCAGCATGCCCATCGCCTCATCGTGGATGGTGTGGTCGGTGAAAAGACCTACGAGGCCCTGCTGGGTCGCAGTGCTGATCACTTCCTGGGGGATGACGATATCGCCGAGGCTGCTGAGCTGCTGGGCGTTGATCCTGCGGCCGTGTATGCGGTGAAGGCGATCGAGAGCCGTGGCAATGGTTTCTTGCCCGGTGGTCGGGTCGCCATTCTGTACGAACGCCACATCATGCGCCGCCGTTTGCTCGCCAACGGTTTCAGCCGAAACGAAGTCGCCGACCTGTGCACCCGCTACCCCGGCCTGATCAACAAAACACCCGGCGGGTACCGAGGCCTCAGCGCCGAGCATTTCCGCCTGAGCAACGCCAGCCAAATCCACGCGCCGAGCGCGCTGGAATCCTGCAGCTGGGGTCTGTTCCAGATCATGGGCTTCCACTGGCAGCGGCTGGGCTTCGACAGCGTAGACGACTTCGTTGCCCTGCAGCGCACCACTGAAGCCAACCAGCTGGGCACATTCGTGCGCTTCATCCAGGCCGACGCGGATCTGCTCACTGCCCTGCAGGCCAAGGATTGGGCAGGGTTCGCCCGCCGCTACAACGGCCCCGGCTACCGCAAGAACCAGTACGACACCCGGCTGGCTGAGGCCTATGCCCGTTACTCAAATCAGGAGGTTGCCGCATGAAACGCGCCCTGCTCACCGCCGCCATCGCTGCCACCCTCGCTGGCTGTTCAGCCCCGCGCCTGCAGGACGGCTACCAGCTGGGGGACTTCTCGGCCACCGCCGTGGATGGCACCGTGCACGTACTCACCTTGCAGGCCCGTTACTGTGCCGAATCAGACCCGGTGGCCCGTGCCATCCTGCTGCGGATGATCCGCGTTGCCGTGCCGGGTTACCCGTCCGATGGCCTGTGCACCGACCTGCTGAGCGTGTTGGAAGAGGATCAGGCCGATGAAGTACCGTAAGCGCAACTGGAAGTACGACCTGCCCGAGCGTGAAATCTTCCAGACCCGTATCAAGCCGGACCGCACCCTGAAAACCGATTGGATCACCCTGCAGCCAGACGGCACCCTGACGCTCGAAGCGGGCTACGCATGGGACGGCCCATCCGGCCCCACCGTCGACACCCCAAACAGCCTGCGCGGCAGCGCCATACACGACGCCCTGTACCAGCTGATGAAGCTGGGCCTGCTCGACATGAAATGGTTTGACGAGAGCAACCGCGAGCTGCTGCGCTGGCTGAAAAAAGACGGCATGTGGTACCTGCGCCGCCGTGCCTGGTACCGCGCCGTACAGCTGTACGGCGAGGACTACATGACCCGCGATGCTGACGACCAAACCATCTACATCGCCCCATCAGGAGAGGTCTATGCGCAAGCCACTTGAACTGCGTGAATACCTGCTGGCCAGCGTGCGTGACTTCAAGCGCAACCCCGAGAAGCTGCAGATCTTCATCGACCGGGGCAACCTGCAGGCACGGCTGCAAACCAGCCTGCACTTTGAATACCAGTACACTCTGAACCTGATCATCACCGACCTTGCCGACCATACCGATACCGTGCTGGTCCCGCTGCTGGCATGGGTCAAACACGCCCAGCCCGAGATGGAGCCGGACGCCATCCAGTTTGAAGCGGACATCATAGACCACCGCAAAATCGACCTGAGCATTACCCTGCCCCTGACCGAGCGGGTACTGGTGAACAGCACCGCCGAAGGCAACTACACCACCGAGCACCTGCCCGAGCCGGTACCGGAATGGAACCTGCCCGAGCCGGTGCTGTTCAAGACGCTTTGGAACGATGACGAGAAGCTGACGCCTGATGAGTGACCTGAAGCGGCTGGAGACATGGGCAACCCCGCTGTTGAAAAAGTTGGGGCCCAAGGAACGCAAGCACCTGGCCCGTAACCTGGCAACCGAGCTGCGCCGGTCGCAACGCCAACGCATCGCCGAGCAGCGCAACCCCGATGGCAGCGCCTATGCCCCCAGACGCGGGCAAGCCAAAACCGGTCGGGTACGGCGCAAGGCCATGTTCCAGAAGCTGCGCACCACCAAATTCCTGAAGGCTAAATACAACGCCAATAGCATCAGCGTCGGGTTCTTCGGCGATATCGCCAAACTCGCCCGCGTCCACCAGTACGGCCTGCGCGATCGCGTGGCCCCAAGCGGCCCCGATGTGAAGTACGAACAGCGCGAACTGGTCGGCTGGACCGAGGCCGATATCGACCTGGTGCAGGATCTGCTGATTGAGCATCTGGCCGCTGGGTAAAGTTTCGCTTTACACTGTGCGTTCCACAAACCATCAAAGGACTGAGACATGCGACTCTTCCCCATCGCTTTAACACTATTGTTGGCCAGCACCTTCGCGTCTGCCGAGCAAATTGCTGTCGACTGCAAGGAGTATCAGGCTTTATCCGGGCAACAGATGCCCTGCCAAATGCTCAAGACAGTAAAGGTTGAAAAGAGCAGTTATGAGACACTGAAAGCCAGGCGGCAACAGCTGGAATGCCAACAGGCCGTACGAGCCAAATACCCGGCAGAGGCTTGTCCCGCAGGCGATCTCCTTTGGGCGGATGAAAGCAAACCGTGTGAGGTTGAGCTGGCCGCCTGCGCCCCAAAATCAGACCTTGGCCCGATACCTGAAACGAAAACATTGCAACTCTGGGATTAAAATCGAGCTGCTGATGAATACAACACCCGCCTCACTGGCGTCATGCAACAGGTGCAAGACGCGCTTGATTCCCTGAAGTAACCCCCAGCAGGCCGCCACCCACTGGCGGCCTGCTTGTATAACCCCGGTCTACACACACCCTAGCTCTACTCCCGCGCGAGGGCTGTGCATTATCGGGGTATGAATACCGCCGACCTGAACCGCCGTCTTGAATCCGTGATCCGCCTGGGCACCATCGCCGAGGTGGATCATGCTGCGCGCAAACTGCGCGTTAAAACCGGCGATCTGCTAACCGACTGGCTGCCCTGGCCGGCTGAAGTGGGCCGCAACTTCATCCGTTGGCGGCCGCTGCGCCCTGGTACCCAGGTGATTATTTCCAGCCCCTCGGGTGACCCTGCTCAAGCAACCGTGATCGGCATGCTCTACACCCAGGCGCTGCCGTCACCTAGTACCGACCCTGATCTGGACTTAATCCAGTTTGATGACGGCTCCCTGGTGGAATACCACAGCGGCACACATCAACTGCGCGCCCAGGTAGCCAGCACCTCCCTGACCATGAACCGCTCTGCCATGACGCTCACCAGTAATGGCAGCGTCATTGTGCTGGATGGCCAGGGCATCCTGATCAACGGCAACCGAGTAGATATCAACTAGGAGGCTCCATGGGTATCAAGACGACGGACCCGAACGTTATTGATTATACGGCGGACTACGAGGCGATTCGTGATGAGCTATCTACTCTCAATGAGACACTGATATCAATTCTTAATATCCAGACTCGGATGTTGGCCCGCATGGAAAACCAGGACCAAGGCGTTTACATGCGCTCAGTAGTAGACACCAGCGACCTGGGCTATGCCGCCACCATTGTTTCCCTGCGTGAATCCAACCTGCTGGATGCCGTCAGCACCGAAATGCAGAACCCAACGGAGATGCCCTGATGCCTGCTGCCGCCCGCTTTAGCGATAGTGCAACCGACCGCTCAACTGCTATCAGCGGTAGCCGCAATGTCTTTATTAACGGCCGCCGAGCCCACCGTATTACTGACACCTTCAGTGATCGGTCCGTGGTAGTCGCCGGCAGCAGCAGCGTGTTTGTAAATGGGCGCCGGATTGCTCGCATCGGCGATGCCAAGAGCGACCGGGCTATCATCTGCACCGGCAGCCCCAACGTGTTTGCAGGAGGATGAACGTGACCACCGGCATGCACCGAGAAACCGGCCAAGGTGTTGATACCCTGGCCAACCATGTACGCCAAAGCATTGGCGATATCATCACCACCCCCGTAGGTAGCCGTGTCATGCGCCGAGAATACGGCAGCGTCATCCCTGAATTGATCGACCAACCTCTCAACCGCACCACCGTGCTCCGCCTCTACGCCGCCACAGCTGCCGCCGTCATGCGATGGGAGCCACGCTTCCAAATCAGCCGCATCAACCTGGCATTCAACGCCCCGGCCGGTGCCACGGTGGAAGTGGCGGGCCGACTGGGTAACAGCGATCTGACCACCACAACCCGTGTAGGAGGTGGCCTGTGAGCGCCATTGATATCAGTCTGCTCCCGGCGCCGTCGATCATCGATGAAATCGATTTCGAAACATTATTCGCCGATCGTAAGGCGCGACTGCTTGAGCTAACACCTGAGGCTGAGCGCGACCAGCTGGCCGCTACGCTGGAGCTGGAAAGCGAACCGATCACTAAACTGCTGCAGGAAAACGCCTACCGCGAAATGCTGCTGCGGCAGCGTCACAACGAACGCGCCAAGTCGCTATTGCTGGCGTATGCGGCCGGCCCTGAGCTTGATCATATTGGCGCGACCTACTACCTGACAGAGCGCCTGGTTCTGGATGCAGGCGATGCTGAAGCAGTGCCGCCCGTGCCGCCCACGCTTGAAAGCGATGCTGATTACCTGCGCCGAATTCTGCTGGCTCACGATGCATTCTCCACGGCGGGCAGCCGGCAGGCATACCGCTACTTTGCGCTCAGCGCCGACCCGGCGGTGAAGGATGCCGATGCCGTGCGCCCGCTACCGGGATTTATCCAGGTGTACGTCCTATCCCGCGAGAGCGATGGTGCCGCTGATGCTTCTCTGGTTGCTACCGTCGAGTCGGCACTCAACGCCGAGCGGGTGCGCCCGCTGTCCGATACCGTGCGGGTCAGTAGTGCTGAAATTCTTTCGTTCAGCGTGTCCGCGACCCTGCAGCTGCAGGACGGCCCCGATGGGGATGTTGTGCTGGCCGAGGCCAAAAAGCGGGCCGCCGACTACATCGATGAGCGACACGCTCTGGGTGCCAAAATCGTACTGGGTGCGCTTGAGGCCCGGCTGTATGCACCCGGTGTCGAGCGCGTCACGCTAACCAGTCCGGCCACTGATATCGGCGGCGATGCCAGTCAAGCGCCGTACTGTACCGATATCCAGGTGAGCATTGATGACTGACCTGCTGCCGCCTAATGCCACTCCGTTGGAGCAGCGTATCGCTGACGTTTGCGCTGACATAGAACGTGCGGACGTGCCGATGGATGCGCTCTGGGATGGCGAGCGCATACCGGCCAATATGCTGCCGTGGCTGGGCTGGGCGGTGGGTGTTGATCACTGGGATCGTCGCTGGGGTGAGCAGGTCAAGCGCAGCGCCATTGCCGAGGCTATCCCGATCCGACGTTTGCGCGGCACTGTGTGGGCGGTGCGCCGTGCACTGGAAACGCTGGGGTATACCGACGTCGAGATACTGGAGCACGCCCAGCAGGACGCTGCCTGGCGAGCAGCCGGTGGTCTGTACCTGGACGGCAGTATTGTGCTGGATGCCGCTGCAGTGCTGGGGGGCGATTTGATCGAAGCCCCGCGCGTGGTCACAACCAGCTGGGCGCAGTATGCCCTGGCATTCAATATCGCTGATGCGCCGTTTGAAGCGCGCGACCAGCGCCGCATTCGTGAGCGAGTGGAGGCTGCAGCCCCGTTGCGCTCTGAACTGATTGCCCTGATTTACCGTTATGCGGCCGCCTGGAGTGCGCAGATCCGCGTGGCACCATTGATTCAGTCCGTGCGCATGAGATACAGCGGCTGCGGGGGTGCTCGAGTGCATCGCGCCCGCCCGTTGATGGGGTGCTGGTCACTGTCCGGCGAGTATGCGGCTCGCAACCTCGATGGCGCTGAGCGCCTGCGCGGTCGCTTCTTGCTGACCGGCCAGCGACCGATCGGCGAGGCACTTGATCAAGGCTGGGGTAGTGCGGCGCTGAGCGTCCGCCAGGCCACGACACTGGGGTTTCGGTCAGTGACCGATGATGCCTGGACGCTCGGCGAGAGCCGTGTCGATGCTATCGACGGGAGCTGGGCACTCAACGAATGCGTGGATGGTCATCGATCTGTCGACGGCAGCTGGGGGTTGGATCTCAACCAGTTGCACCGTATCCAGCGCCCACTGTTGAACGGCATCCGCACCCTGGGGCGTCGTGACGCCCTATCCACTATCGGCACTACTGGCCGCGCGGTCGTGCGCGACCGACGCCTGCGTAAGGAGATCTACTTGTGAGCGATGTAATTCCTGCAACCGAGCAATTTCGCGCCAAAGTCGCGACTGCTGTGGCGGCCGGCTCCGCCGTACCGGCCATCACCCATGCCGCATGGGGTACCAATGGCGATCCAGCCAGCCCAACCGAAACCGCGCTCGGGGCCGAAGTGCACCGCCAGGCCGTGGATTCCGCTACCCCTAATGGCGTCCTGTTGCATATCACCGCCACCCTGGCGGGTGACGACGTGATCGGGCACGCCATTCGTGAGATCGGCCTGTTCGATTCGGAGGGTGATCTGGCCGCGCGCCGCGCGTTCAGCCCGCTGGAGCTTGATTCCGGCACCGAGATCGATGCCACGCTTGATCTGCAATTCTGACCCTAACCGCTGAGGACCTACTCATGTCAGAACAACTTACCGTTACCGACCCTCTGTTCAGTGAAGCACTGCGGGCTATTCAGACCACCGACCCGGCCCATCCCGATACCTGGAACCCGCAGTTCCTGGCGTTGCTGAAAAACGACCACTGGCTGCGCGGCCTGATCCTGCAGACTCAACAGCAGGTAGAGGATATTCTGGGCAGCGACCCGATCCAGCTCTCAGACCAGTTGGACGCCCTGGTGCAGTATGGCGCTCAGCGCGTATTCACCGAGCGCGACCTGCAGGTGCCCGCAGCCACCATCACCAGCGCGGTTGGTGGAGATGACTCGATCGACCTGGACGACACAGCTGGAATCGAGGTCGGCCAGCACTATGCAATCAATGACAGCGGCAACGTGCAGGTGGTGCGTATCGCTGAAGTGTTGTCCGCCAGCCGTATCACCCTGACCACGACTCTGATCAGCACCGTTGCCAATGGCTCCAAGCTGAGCCGCATCGCGCCCGGGCATTACTTCACGCCACAGCTGGACGACATGGAGCGCGGCGGCACCGTGCATATCCAGGGCACCGCGTCCGGCGTGCAGGGCTGGAGCGGCAATGCCTGGCAGAACCTGGTCAAGCGCGCCGATGGCGGCTATGACATCCCGGCTGGCGTCAATCGCCTGCGCGTTAACGGCGACCCCTCCCGTGTGGCTGTCATCTCGGCCCTGCCGATCAGCGTCACCTGGCGCGCGGCCAACCGCGTACCGGCAGATGGCGCCACCGGCCTGACGGTTACGCCTACCTTGCAGGGTGCGCCGTATTACCCGTTGTATGGCGTACCCCAGCAGCAGCGTCAGTTCCAAGTGATTGAGCAGGATGGATCCTTCGCCGCGCCGCTGTACGAGGGAGTCGAGACACCGCTAGATACCACGCCGTTGACGGATCACGCGATCGCTACGCCGCTGACCACCGACAAGGTCTACCAGTGGCGCTACCGTGATCAGAACGTGGAAGGCGAATGGGCGCCCTGGTCGCTGCCGACCACCTTCACAACAGCCGATACCTATGTCGCCACGCCTAGCATCACCAGCCCACTGAATGGTGCCACCGATGTGCCCGAGCAGCCGGTCATCACGGGCAGCGCGTTTAGCGTGGTTAATGGCAGCGATACACATGCCGCCACCTCTGTGCGCATCAAAGATGACACTGGCGCGATCGTGTGGGAGCTGATTGAGTCTACGACCCTGCGTAATATCACTGTCCCGGCCGGCATCCTGGCTGAAGGCGCGCAAACCTATACCATCGAGTTGCGCGACCACGGCACAACATTCGGTGCATCTGCCTGGTCGACCCCGATCAGCATCACGACAGCGGTATCGTTCATCCCTGATTTTGAGGCGCAGATCGGCGCCCCCTATGGCGGCGGCTTTGTGGCCGGCAAGATCGTCTCCGACTACGACGGCAAAACCTATGGCTTGATCGTGTCGGATGGCAGTGGTGACAGTGTCCAGATGGGCGCTGGCGCCATGAGCTGGCGCACCTCGCGCACCTCCGTTACTACCACGGGTGGCGTGCCGCCGATGACGCTGGCAGATGGTCGCGCCAACCATAACGCCATCCTGGCACTGAATAGCCTGGCTGAGTTTCCGGCGTTCAAATGGATTGAGGACAACTGCAATGCCGGTGCCGGCCTGAACGGCCACACTGACTGGTATCTGCCGAGTCGTGATGAGCTTGAGATTATCTACCGCAACTTCAAGCCGACGACTCAGGACAACAACACTGGTACACGCGCTACCACTGGCTTTGGTGGCGATGGCGCAGTGTTTGGTACCAACGCCAATTCTATCCCTGTGGGTAGCGGCTACACCCTGGCAGACCCGGCGCAGACTGCTGATGCGGCCTTCCAGGCGGCTGACGAAGACGCCTTCGAGGCCGGCAACTACTGGTCATCGACGGAGAGAGACGCCAGCACCGCCTGGTACCAGTACTTCCTCAATGGCTACCAGTACCTCAGCACCAAGGACAACAGTTATCGGGTGCGTGCCGTCAGGAGAATTGCCCTTTAACCTTTTAACTTTTAACGGAGGCCGCGACCGGTATGAAGGCGAAAGATCTACCGATCTATCGGGACACCTTTGAGCTGATGAAGATGATCACGCAGCACACGCGCAACTTCCCCAGGGATTTGAAGATCTCCCTGGGCGAGCGGTTGCGCAATGACTGCCTGGACATTGTTATCAACGTATACCGCGCCAACGCCTCCAGGCAGGGCCGCCGGGCAATCGTCGAAGCTATTCTGGAAACCATTCAGGTGGTGGAGATGACGTTGCGGCTCTGCTGCGATATGGCACTGATCAGCAAACGGCAGCACGGCCAATTGGTCGAGCGCACCGATGCGATCGGACGCCAAGCCTATGGATGGGCAAGAAGTAGCGCATGACATCGCAGGTAATCATGGCCAGAACGCGCAGGGCCACGGCTTTGCGCGGCGAGCCAATCATCTCGGACTGCTCCCGCTGGGCAACCAGCGAAAGGGCGCAAGCCAGTTTCGCGGCGGTTTCCATGATCCCGCTGCGCGACGTGACAGTGAGCAGCTTAACGAAGACGCCTTCGAGGCCAACAACTACTGGTCATCGACGGAGAGAGACGCCAGCAACGCCTGGAACCAGAACTTCAACAATGGCAACCAGAACAACAACAACAAGGACAACAGTTATCGGGTGCGTGCCGTCAGGAGATTATGATGTTTACCGTTGATGAGGTGTTTCAAGCCTACTATGACTGCCGCCGACACAAGCGGAACACGCCCGCTCAGCGCCAATTTGAGCTGCGCCTGGAGCGCAACCTGATGCGGCTGCAGCGCGAGCTGAATGACGGCAGCTACACCATCGGCCGTTCTATTGCGTTTGTGGTTAGCTACCCGAAGTGGCGTGAAGTATGGGCGGCACAGTTCCGTGATCGCGTGGTGCATCATGTGATCTATAACCGCATCGCCGATCGCTTCTACCGCCGCTTCATTTATGACAGCTATGCCTGCATCCCTGGCAGGGGTGCGCTAATAGGGGTCGAGCGAATACATGGATTTATGCGGCAGGCCACAGAGAACTGGACGCGCTCTGCGCATTTTCTGCAGGCAGATCTGGCTAATTTCTTTGTCAGTATCGACAAGGACATTCTGTTCGATCTGCTGTGTCGCCAGGTTGAGGATGGCGAGACGCGCAACCTGGTTGCCCAGGTGCTGTTTCATGATCCGACCCGCAGCCCAATCATCAACAGCCCCGCCTGGAAGTTTCGCCATGTGCCCCGGCATAAAAGCCTGTTTCATAGCCAAGGCAGGGGCTTGCCGATCGGCAATCTGTCGAGCCAGTTTTTTGCCAATGTGTATCTTGATGCGCTGGATCAATTCGTTAAGCGCGAGCTCAAGGTGCGCTGGTATGGCCGGTATGTCGATGATGTCGTGCTGATCGGTCACGACCCTGCAGCGCTTAACCGCGCCTTTGAAGCAATGCAGCGCTTCGCCAACGAGCGGCTGGCGGTGCGCTTCCATCCAAACAAGACGCAGCGCAACACGGTCGATCGCGGCATCAACTTCTGCGGGTACATCATGAAGCCATACCGGCGGTATGTGCGCCGGCGCAGCACTAACGCCATGCGCGAAGTTGCCGTTAGCCAGGAGCGACGCTCCAGCCCGGCCTCATGGACGGCCCGCATGAACAGCTATCTAGGGCTGTGCAGACACGCCAATACATACAACCTGCGTAAGCAGATCGCCATTGAATCAGGGGCGCCGTTCGGGCCTCAGCTAACCAAAATCGCCACCAGGAGATTGACTGTATGAGCACTAAACACATCACTGCGTACTACCTGGATGCCCAGGATGGTCGCCCGGCCAATGAAGCGCCCCTGCGGCACGGCCCTGTAACGCCCAGCGATACGCTGGAGATCGATGCCGTGGATCGGCGTCAGGATCCCGCGCTGATCATTGGTCGCATCCCGGTGGACGAACCATTGTCTGCAGGTATGGCGCTGATCAGCCAGGAGGAACATCAAGCTATGCTGGCCGACATCCAGCAGTGGCGCGACGATAACGCAGCGCGAGAGCTCGCCAAGCGCCGGGAGGGCATGGAAGTTACCCGCTTCCAGGCGCGTGCCGTGCTGCGTCAGATAGGCCTGCGCGAACAGGTGGAGGCCATGATGGCTGATCCAGCAACCGACCCACTGGCTGTCGATGCCTGGACTGATGCGGTGGCATTTAAGCGCACGTCGCCGACGATTGCGCTGCTCGCCAGCCAGCTAGGACTGTCGGATGCGGAGCTTGATGACATGTTTGAACAGGCGGCAATGATTGAGGCGTGAGTTTTTTTTGGGGGGGGTGCACTGTTGTAGTGTTGAACAACGCCCTCTCGATACCGCCCTCCGGGGCGGTTTTTCGTTGTATTACCCGCCTCTACACCCCCCATTCCTCCTCTCTCCTCGCGCGAGGCTGCACACTGAGTCCAGTGCAACGCAAACCGCAGGAGAGAGCCAATGGCAACCGAATACCATCACGGCGTCCGCGTCATCGAGATCAACGAGGGCACACGCCCGATCCGGACCGTATCGACGGCCGTGATCGGTCTGGTTGCGACCGCTGACGATGCCGACGCTGACTACTTCCCGGCTGACAAGCCGAAACTGATCACCAACGTCATGGAAGCGATCGGCAAGGCCGGCACCACCGGCACCCTGTCCAAGGCGCTCGATGCCATTGCCGACCAGACCAAGCCGGTCATCGTCGCGGTGCGCGTGCCCGAGGGTATCGATGCCGCAGCCACCACCACCAACCTGATCGGCACTGTGACCGCCAGCGGTCAGTACACCGGCATGAAGGCGCTGATGGCGGCCGAGAGTCAGTTCGGGGTTAAGCCGCGCATTCTGGGTGTGCCGGGGCTGGATGATCAGGCCGTGGCCACCGAGCTGGTCAGCATTGCCGAACAGATGCGTGCCTTTGCGTACATCAGCGCCTTCGGTGCCGCCACCAAGGAAGAGGCCGTAACCTACCGCGACAACTTCGGCAGCCGCGAGTGCATGGTGATCTGGCCCGACTTCTTGGGCTGGGACACCGTTGCCAATGCCGAGACCACGCTTTTCGCCACGGCTCGTGCGCTGGGTCTGCGCGCCAAGATCGATGAAGAGATCGGCTGGCACAAAACTCTGTCCAACGTGCCCGTGAACGGCGTCACCGGCATCAGCAAAGACATCTACTGGGATCTGCAGAACCCGGCGACCGATGCGGGCTACTTGAACGAAGCCGAGGTCACCACCCTGATCAACCGGGGCGGCTTCCGCTTCTGGGGCTCGCGCACCTGCTCCGTCGATCCGCTGTTTGCGTTCGAGAACTACACCCGCACCGCGCATGTCATTGCCGACACCATGGCCGAGGCGCACCTGTGGGCGGTAGACAAGCCGATGCATGCAAGCCTGATCCGCGACATCATCGAAGGCATCAACGCCAAGTTCCGCGAGTGGAAGGCCCTGGGCTACATCATCGACGGCTCTGCCTGGTACGACGACACCGTGAACGATGAGACCACGCTGAAAGCCGGCAAGCTCTACATCGATTACGACTACACCCCGGTGCCACCGCTGGAGAACCTGATGTTCCGCCAGCGCATCACCGACCGCTACCTGGCCGACTTCGCCAGCCAGATCAACGCATAACGGAGGGATGACCGATGGCACTGCCTCGTAAGCTCAAGAACATGAACCTGTTCAACGATGGCGTCTCGTACGCCGGGCAGGTTGAGGAGGTTGTCCCTCCTGTACTCACCCGAATCATGGAGGAATGGCGGGCAGGCGGTATGAATGCCCCCGTTAAAACGGACCACGGCATGGAAGCCCTGTCCATGGAATGGACCTGCGGCGGCCTCATGCGAGAGCCGCTGCACCAATTCGGCATCACCCGCCACGATGGCGTGCTGCTGCGCTTTGCCGGTGCCTACCAGCGTGACGACACCGGCGAGGTCGACGCGGTCGAGATCACCGTGCGCGGCCGCCACAGCGCCATCGACCAGGGTACCGCCAAGCCGGGTGACAACAGCCAGTTCAAAGTCACCACCGAGGTCAGCTACTACAAGATGACCATCAACGGCATCGAAGTGATCGAAATCGACATCATGAACATGATCGAGCGGATCGATGGCGTCGACCGCCTGGCTGACCAGCGCCGCGCGATCGGGCTCTAACCCTTCACGGCATTGGCCGGTGGCCCCCAGGCGCCGGCCCTTTTTCACTGCAACGGGATGCATACCATGAAAAAAGAACTACCTGACCAGAATCAGAACGAAGTCACCACCACAGCCAAAGAGCTGCCGCCTTACTCCGTGAAACTGGATGAGCCGATCAAGCGCGGCGACCAGGTGATTGACGTGATCACCCTGCGCAAGCCCCGCTCTGGCGAGCTGCGCGGCCTGAGCCTGCAGGATGTGCTGCAGCTGGACGTGAACAGCCTGAAAAAGCTGCTGCCGCGCATCAGCGCACCCACCCTGACCGAGCAGGACGTAGACAACATGGACCCCGCCNGGAAGAAGCGTACCTGTAAGCGTGGACGAAGCCATGGCGGACATCGCCATGGTGTTCCACTGGCGGCCCTGCGACATGGCCGACCTGGAACTGGTTGAACTGATGGACTGGCGAGAACGGGCGCGCAGGCGCTGGGAAGGAGACGAGAAGTGAGTAATCGACGCCTGACTGCCGAGCTGATCCTCAGTACCATCGACAAGGCCACTGCCCCGCTGAAGAAGGTGATGCAGAGCAGTGGCAACACCGCAAAGTCGCTCAAGGCCGCCAGGGAAACCTCCAAGCAACTCAACAACCAGTTGGCCGACGTGCGCAAGTACCGCAGCGCACGTGCCCAGCTGCGTTTGAATAACACCCAAACCAAGAAGTACACCGACCAGCTGGAAGAAGCCAACGCGCAGGTTCAGGCACAGTACAAAGCCCACGACAATATGAAGGGCTACCTGCGCGCAGCAGAAAAACGATACAAGATGCTGGTCAAACAGTTTGAAGACGGCGCAGGCTCATCAAAAGAGCTTCAGTTCGAGCTGGAAAAAGCACGTATCAGGCTTGACTCGATGAGCCGTTCCGTCAGTGAGTCGAGCAGCAAGCTCAAGCAGTATCGCGGCAAGGCTGGCCACGCCAACACCATGCTGAAACAGCTGTCTCGACAACATTCCGAAGCCACCAAAACCCTGCACAAATACCGTGGCAGACTGGATGAGGCAGGCATTGGCACCGATAAATTGGCGGCTAAAAACCGCGAACTGCAACGTGCTGCTGATGGCGCAAATACTGAGCTGAAAGAACAGCAGGCACGGCTGCACCGCCTCAACCAGCTGCAGCAGAAGTCCCAGCGCATCAACAGCAACGCTGCGACGCTTGCCGGTTACAGCGGTGCAGCAACGGCAACAGGGGGGCTGGCCCTGCGCAGTATGGGCGGCATGATGGCCCCAGCGGTTCAGGCACAATCCGGTGGCTCTTTGATTGCTGCCCGGCAGGGCCAAGACAGCGCCCAGGCCGGGGGTTACACCGATATCATCAATACAATCAAAGCGGGCGGCAGCCAGGCCGAAGTCGCTGAAATTGCCAATGCGCTGGATGGTGCGGCCTCCGCATTTGGTCGCTTGGGCAAAACCGGTGCCGGTGAGCTGCAACGCATTACCAGCCACGCCCTAAGCCTGAACAAAGCCTTTGGCACCGATACAGCACAGTCGATCCAGATGGCCCAGATCATGGTAAAAAACGGATTGGCCGGCAGTGCCGATGAAGCCTTTGATCTGATCACCAGTGGCATGCAGAAAGTGACTACCGAGATGCGCGGCGAGCTGCCTGACATCCTGCACGAATACAGCACCCACTTCAGGGGCATGGGCTTCAGCGGTGAAGAAGCTATGAGCCTGCTGGTTCAGATGGCGGGGCAAGGCCGGTACGCCCTGGACAAAACCGGCGATGCGATCAAGGAGTTTTCCATCCGTGGTTCGGACATGTCGAAAGCCAGCGTTGAGGCATACGAACTGATTGGCCTGAACGCGCACAAAATGTCCAACGCTATTGCGACCGGTGGCGATGGTGCCCAACAAGCCCTGCAGGCAACCGTTAAAGGGCTGATGGAGCTGACCGACCCGGCTGAGCGCGCCAATGCCGCCATTGCACTGTTCGGTACACCCGTTGAAGATCTGGCCATTGATCAGATTCCGAACTTCCTGACAGCACTGGGCGGTGCCAAGGATGTACTGGATGAAACCCGTGGTGCTGCTGACCGGCTCGGTGGCACCCTGCGTGACAACCTTCAGGGCGATCTAAGCAAACTTTCCGGCTCATGGAGCGATCTCAAGACTCAACTGTTTGATGGTGAAACAGGGGCATTACGCAGTCTGGTCCAGCAGCTGAATAGCACCGTGCAAGTTGTAACTGGATGGGCACGCGAAAACCCAAAATTGGCATCAACACTGGTTAAGCTGATCGCCATTATCGCCACCATCGTCACTGTCATGGGTACCTTGGGCTTAGCCACCAGTACCGTTATGTTCGGCTGGGCCGGGTTGCTCAAAATGGCACCGGTCATGGGCATGTTCAAAGCACTGGGGCCTGTACTGCTAACACTGGGCAAAGTTGCCCTTCCACTGGTGGCCGGTGGTATCAAGGCGATCACAGCCGCGCTGATTGCCAACCCGATCAGCATAGTTATCGCTGCGATAGCAGGTTTGGTCTATCTGATCTACCGCAACTGGGAGCCCATCAAGGCGTTCTTTGCCGGCCTGTGGGACAAGGTCAAAAGTGTCTTCGATGTTAGCTTGGGCAGCATTCTTGCCACACTGGTCAACTGGTCGCCCTGGGGGATCTTCTATTCAGCGATCCAACAAGGGCTGGGAATGCTGGGCATCGAGCTGCCTGCCACGTTCAGCGAGTTCGGCGGCAACATGATCCAAGGCCTGATCGACGGCATCACCGGCATGATCCCCAACGTGAAAGAAAAGATCAGCGCCCTGGGTGAATCTGTATCGGGCTGGTTTAAGGGCGTACTGGGCATCAACTCCCCCAGCCGCGTATTCGCCGAGCATGGCGGTGATGTGATGGGCGGCCTGCAGCAGGGGCTGGGCAACGGTGAAAGCGGCGTGATGGACCGTATTCTCGGCATTGGCCGTAACCTGATTAGCCGGGGCAAGGAGCTGGCCGGCAGGCTGATGTCGGCACTGGGGTTTGACTCGCCCAGCGCACAGCCCGCCATGGCGGGTGGTGGAGGCATCCAGTTCGACAACCGTCCGGCCCTGCAGCCCCGCCAGTCAGCCGGTACCGGCAACAGCCTGAGCATCGGCGAGATCCACATACATGCGGCCCCCGGCATGGATGAAAAGGCGCTGGCCAATCTGGTCACACGCAAGATCCAGGAGCTGCACCTCCAGCAAGCCGCTGCCACCCGTTCACAGTTACGAGATGAGGACTGACCATGCTGATGTCACTGGGCCAGTTTGTATGGGGCATCAATACCCTCGCCTATCAACAGCTGCAACGGCAGACCAACTGGCGATGGGCCGCCAACAACCGCGTGGGCCAGCGCCCGGCGCGGCAATACGTCGGTGAAGGTGACGACACCATCACGCTAAGCGGCTGGCTGTCACCCGAGCTTGCAGGCGATCGCAACTCACTGGATACGCTGCGCTACATGGGCGATCAGGGCCTGCCCTACGTGCTGGTGGATGCCACCGGCCGCGTGTATGGCCTGTGGGTAATCGAGGGCGTCAGCGAGACCGGCACCCTGTTCCGCGTTGACGGCCTGCCCCGGCGTATCGAGTTCAGCCTGACGCTGAACCGCGTAGACGATAACCGCATCGATCAAGTCGGCCTGATCACAGATCCCGCCGAGGTCATTGCATGAGCAGCGGCAGCCGCACACCCAGTTACCGCCTGATCGTCAACGGCCAGAACATCACACCCACGGTCAACGGCCGCCTGATCAACCTGACCCTGACAGACGAGCGCGGCGACAAGGCCGACCAGCTGGACATTACCCTGGATGACCACGAAGGCCTGCTGGCCATGCCACCGCAGAAAGCCACCATCGAATGCTGGATCGGCTGGAAAGACGCCCTGGTCTACAAGGGCCGGTTCACGCTGGACGAGGTAAGCCATTCAGGCCCACCCGATGTGCTGACCCTGCGTGCCCGCAGCGCCGACTTCAAAGGCAGCATCAAGCGCAAACGGGAGCAGAGTTACCACGGGGTAAAGCTGGGTGACATTCTCAGTGCAGTCGCCACCCGCAACGGCCTGCAGCAGTCGATTGACGCCGAGCTGGCCGCAACGCCGATCGCACACCTGGACCAGACCGGCGAGAGCGACCTGAACCTGATCACCCGCCTGGGTGAACAGTATGGCGCAGTGGCCACGGTGAAAGACGGCCGCCTGCTGTTTAAGCCCGCCGGTACCGGAACCACCGCAGGTGGCAGCGCCATCCCGGCGATCACCATCCACCGCAACAAGGGCGATCAACACCAGTACCAGCGCACCGAACGCGACAGCGACTACACCGGCGTGCAGGCCCACTGGCAAGACACCGGTACCGGCCAGCAGCAGACGGTGACCGTGGGCACCGATGAGAACGCCAAGGTGCTGCGCCACACCCACCCCAACGCAGCCGAGGCCGAGAGTGCCGCCAAGGCGGAATGGCACAGCATGAAGCGCGCCGGCGGCAAGCTGACGCTGAACCTGGCTGAAGGCATTGCAGAGCTCTACCCGGAAACGCCAGTGAGCGTGGTGGGGTTTAAGCCGGATATCGACGGGACAGACTGGGTGACGGAGCGGGTGGTGCACTCGCTGAGTGAGAGCGGGTACACCGTGAGGGGGGAGTTGGAGGTTAAGGGTTAAATACACACGGTACACACTGACCGTTGACTACAAGTGTGTACCGTGTGTATTATGCTTTTAACGCATCTACAGAGGACAGGCTGATGAACAGTCGCGATCTACTGAAGATGCTGGAAGAAGATGGGTGGTACATCCACAAGGTAAAGGGGTCGCATCACCAGCTGAAGCACCCCGATAAAGCAGGCAAGGTAACATTGCCTCACCCGAAAAAGGATCTGCCATCCAAAACTGTTGCCAGTATCTTGAAGCAAGCCGGGCTTAAATAGCCCGGTAGCTTTCAGAAAAGGAAAGGAAATCCTCAGGCAACTAATATTAGAAGTGATTGATTAAAAAAAGGTGAAGAAAATGCTGTATCCCGTGGTGATTCATCAAGAGGGAGATAGCGCATACGGTGTAACTGTGCCGGATCTCCCGGGTTGTTTTTCAGCAGGCGATACATTGGAGGAAGCCATCGGTAATGCAGCCGAGGCAATCGACCTGCAGCTGGAAACCCTGGTCGAGGACGGGGAGGATATCCCCCAGGCCAGTAAACTGGACGAGCTTACCCATGAGGAGGAGTACAGTGGGGGTGTATGGTTTATGATCGATGTCGATTTAACCAAATATATGGGCCAAGTAGATAGGCTCAATATTACATTGCCCCACTTGCTTGTAACTAAAATCGATAAAGCAGTGAGTGAAAACAAATTGTTTAAAAGCCGATCTCAGTTCTTATCTGAAGCCGCCCTAAGACTGCTATCAGTAGCACGATAATAAAAAGCCCCGATTTATCGGGGCTTTTTATTGGCATAATCCTTAAGTAGTTACAAAACAACCATTATCAATCAGGTACCTCACCCGTCTCCAGCATCTTCAAAAAGTCTTCATACCTGATCACCTCAACCCCCAGATCACGGGCCTTTGACAGCTTTGCCGGACCTGCAGTCGGCCCTGCCACCAAAAACCCTAACCGCGCACTGAAGGTAGACTTGATCACCCGCAAGTCGTGCTGCTCCGCCAGTGCAATAGCGTAGGGCTTCAGCGCCTTGCCAAGCCCGGTGAACATCACGCTAATGCGGCCGTCATCCTCTGGGGGCCGTCTGATGGTTGGGTCACGGTATGGGATATCGCTGCCGCTGACAGTTTTGATCCAGGTATCGCGGTCGATCGGCTGGCCGGTGTCACATTCAACGGCCGAGACACGGTCAAAACGGAAGGTACGCACTGCGTGCGCCTTGTGGCAGATGGCCTCGAAACGCTCATCATCCGCCGAGCGGATCTCGACCGATCGGCGGGTGGTGTTCCCGCCGAGGTCGGTATAGGTGATGGTCACAGCCTGCGTATAAGTCATATCAGCGCCCCGGCAGTTCAAGGTGTTGAAGAAAGACTGTTACTGTATGTTTTCAATGTTCGTCCACAGAACAACCGCCTGATCACCAACGTAAGCACGGACCTTGGCAGTCCCCCACGATGTATCCAGGACAGAGATCGGGACACCGGCTTTGGTCATGATGCACCCGTTGCTCATCAGATAGTTGATTGCCCTTTCATCATTATTAACAGCCGCACTGGTCAGCTGATCAAATAGGTCTTCTGAGATACAGGCGCCATAGCCACCCTTAAGGGTTTTAGCCTGACTTGGCTGAGGCTCAGTCTTTTCAGCGGCTATCTGATCAGGTGCCTTTTCTGGCTCACTATCGCCGCTCAGCCATATCCATAAACCTGCAATGATCACAACCAAAATAATCGCGCCAACAAACTGGTCTTTGGCAGTTATCGTCGGGTTTTTCACCCCACAATGCGGGCACACTTTGGCTTTGCTCGATACTTCCTGTTTGCATTCCTTACACTTGGCCATGGCCATAACGGCACTCCTTTACTGTTTTGGATTCTGGTTTCACGAGACCCGGTCTGTGCGGTTCCGCAAGCGCATTGAAAGCCGCTTCGAGATGGTCTTTTTGTTGCGTACTGGCGCTGCGGTAGTTCTGGATTAAAGCCGCCTCACGGCTGCTCAGCGCGGGCTTTACGCCCGTCAGTACATAATTGACATCAATTCCCAGGCTGGCAGCGCGGGCCAAAAGGTCGGTTGGTAGGCGTTGCTTAAAGCTCAATACATCGTGAAGTCGGTATGCCTTCACGTCGATACGCCTGGCGATCTCAGCGATGCTGAGCCCCTGCTTGCTGATCTCTTCAGCAAACCGTTCAGTTATGGCGTGTGCTACTGCTGTCTTAGAACGTCCCTGTTCCATGTCGTCATTCCTTTTTTTGTTACATCAAATATTCAGCCCTGGCTGAAATTTTTTTCCTGTTTGGTGCCAGCGGACATCACCTCGCTGACTCTGAAGACCGCCTCGCGCTGTTCGTCGCAGAGGTGGCGATAGTTGTCCAGCAGTGCGGATTCGTCGGGGGCTAACTCTACGGGAACCGATCGGTTCCCAGTCAGCAGGTATGCCACATCAACAAGCCCAGCTATAGCTGATAGATACTCAGCGGACGGGCTGCGCTCACCCCGTTCGTAAAGGCTCTGAGTCTTCTTTGTAACCCCTGCCCGTGCAGCAAAATCAGTCTGACTCAGACCGGTTTCTGCACGTACCTCACGCAGGCGCTCAGAAAATTCCACCATTCGGTTCACAAAAGCCCTTGACTAAGGAACCGTTCGGTTCCATCATTACCCACAACAAAGGTTAATAACCTTTCCAAACGCCCTAACCGCCAAGTAAAGGACGAACAATCATGAACACCAACACAGCTACACCGACAGACCGCCAAGACATATTCAGCTGGGATCAGTTGAGAGCCAACTACAACCCGGCGCGTCGTATCCGCCACGTGGCGCCCAAAAACATCTATTTGTCGTGCCGTGCGGCTTCTTTGAGCGCCAAAGACACGTTGCCGATGGCCATGCGCAAATCAACTTCGTTGATCGCCACATGCGGCACAGACTGCGAATTTTGTAATCGGGGGTCACGTTCTGACACAGGCTGCCCACGCAACACCTTAATCAGTCGGGCATGAGCCTCTTCCAGAATAGAGATCGTTTTTTCCACATTAGGCACTGACTTAATCGACATGGAGCACTCCTATGCAAACGCAGATTGAAATAACCAAACCCGACATCCTTAAGCTGCTTGACGCCGTTGACGAACGCCTGAGCAAGTGTCGACAAGCCCTGTCCAATGAAGGCATCGACTCCATGGAGCTGCGCGTAGCCATCCTCGATTGCCGGATTCCACTGCAAATTCTGGCCGAAGATGTCTGCGGCGAACCGCGTAACGACCTCTTCTAAGCAGCACCGCCTTTTTTATAACCGTTCATAACCGTTATTAACAGTTAATAGGATTATACCCATGAAAGCCACAACTGCCACTCATCGACCTAACAAGCGACCGCTGATGGTTTCAGTGGTGCTGAAACCTGACGAGCTTGCCCGCTTGAATGCACTGGCCGAAGACGAGGTGCGCACCAAGTCCAGCATGGCGCGCCTGCTGATCAACGAGGCGATTGAAGCCCGCGACACGGCGACTGCCTCTTAACCTACGGCCACTACCCACGCCTGCCACGGGGCGCTGTCCCGATCAACAGGCATGAGGACATACCCATGAAAAAGCGACACACCGACCACGGCGGCATTCTCAGCCCGCTGATGGCCTGCTACCACGCGGCCCATGACTACCCCGGTGGCCTGCCGGTATTGGCATCGTTGCTCAACAAGCCGTTGGGCACGTTGCAGAAAAAGCTGAACCCCAATGTGGACACCCACCTGCTCACACTGGAAGAGGCCGCGCACATCCTGCGCATTACCAAGGATGCCCGCATTCTTGATGCACTGGGTGCAGAGGGTGACGCCGTATGGTTCCGCCCCGATGAGGTGCCCACCGCACCGGCTGACCTTGATGTACTCAGCAGCAGTACCTGCCTGATGAGCCGTGCCGTGTCTGTCATTGAGGAATTTGAAGACGCCCTGGCCGACGGGAAGATCGACGCCGAAGAGCGTGCCCGCCTCAATGAACGCTTTATGCGCCTGAATCAGGCCGCCCAGCATGTATCCGAAACCGCCCGCCAGTTTGAAGATGAGAAGGAATAACGCCATGAAAAGCCCTATCCATATTTCCATCGCCTTTGGTGATGCCATCCTGCCGGTGATCGACTGCGAAGACGGTCATCAGCGTGTGCCGTTGAAGCCGATCGTTGATCAGATAGGTGTGAAGTGGGAAACCCAGCGCCTGAAAATCCAGCCCGAACACTATCTTTGGCAGCGTTTAGGGGCAGAGATCACCACCCTTAAGGGGGGTGAAACATGGGGAAAACAGGGTAATCCGACCCATCTTTGCATCCGAATTGACCGGGTAACGGCCTTTTTGAACACCCTGAATCCGCAAAATATCCGCGGTATGGGCAACCACGAAGCCGCCGACTGGCTGGAAGCCAAGCACTCCGAATGGGATGACGCCCTGCACCACTACGAAACGGACGGCTTCGCCATCAAGGAAAGCCAGGATGCACGGCAGCTGATCAACACCCTCTCTCAGATCGACCGCATCAAGGACACGACCATTAAGCGCATCGCCGCCGAGAAGGCGAATGCGGCCTTTGGTATCGAGATTCCCATCGGCAACCAGAAGGCCATGGACGTTTAAACAAGGAGTTCCACCATGAGCGGAAGCGTCTACAAACTCCGGTGCCCGCACTGCCATCACGGCCTGCGTGTGCGCAACTCAGTGGCCATGCATCCCCTGCTGCGGTCCACCTATTTGCAATGCACCAACGTGGGCTGTGGCGCGACGTTCCGTGGCCAGATGGAGATCACCCACGCGATGAGTCCGTCTGGCTGCCCCAACCCCGAGATTGACCTGCCACTGGCTGACGCGGCCATTCGCCAGGCGGCGATCGAGCGCGAGAACAGCAGGCAAATGGATATAGACGATCTCCTCCAGGACGATGCAGTACAAGGCGAGCAGGCATGAACCCACAACTGCGTGACGACATCGTTAGCCGCCTGACCCAGCAGCACAAGGGCAAGGTGGTTAAGCAATACATCAGCAAGATCGAGTGCCCCACATGCAACCAGCGTGAAGCGTTCACCAGTGCAGACGCGCCCTGGATGGTGAAGTGTGGCCGCGAGAACCGCTGCGGTGCCCAGCACCATGT